CTGCCGGGACACCGAACAAAGCTACGCGAGAATTCAGGGAAACGATCAACAAGCTGTTGGAGGGCAACGCAGATAATGTTGCCAAGTGGCTGACAATAGTGGCAGAGGGTGATTTAGAAAGAGAAATCAAGTCAGACCCCGGCAAAGCCTTAGATTTACTCGCAAAGCTGGCTGAGTTTGCCGCGCCCAAGTTGGCAAGGACTGAGCTTGTCGGGGCTGAAGGCGGTCCTGTTCAAGTGCAAGAGACACGCAGAACAATCGTAGACCCAAAGAATGACCGCAGTTCTTGATATTCCTACGCCACGGTGGGCTGTTCCATTATTGCAGCCAGCCAGATACAAAGGTGCATGGGGTGGCAGGGGGTCTGGAAAATCTCACTTTTTCGGTGAGTACATCATTGAAGAACATATACTTAACCCGGATGATGCAACAGTTTGTATACGGGAAATTCAAAAGTCTATAGATCAGTCAGTTAAGCGTTTGCTAGAGCAAAAAATCGTCAAACTTAATGCTGGTGATTATTTTGAAGTGTTGGATAAGGCCATTCGCAGCCGTCGCGGGGTTGGTGTTATCACTTTCCAAGGTATGCAAAACCATACAGCCGATTCGATAAAGTCGTTGGAAGGTTATAAACGCGCTTGGGTCGAAGAAGCCCAAACATTGAGCCAATACAGCCTGGATTTGTTACGCCCAACTATACGAATGCCGGGTTCTGAAATGCTTTTTAGCTGGAACCCAAGATTCAAAAGCGACCCAGTGGATGTGTTTTTTAGGAAAAAGAAACCAGACAACGCCATTGTTGTAGCGGTGAACTGGAACGATAATCCTTGGTTTCCTGATGAACTTCGTCAAGAAATGATTGACGATTTTGAGCGAGACCCAGATAAAGCCGAACATATATGGAATGGTGCTTATGGCGCAACTCAGGGCGCGATTTTGGCTCGGTGGGTTAATCAAGCCATTCGAGAAGGAAGGGCAACACCCGATGTAAATTTTGACCCGGACGGGGCAGGAATTGAAGTTTCGTGTGACCTTGGTTTTAGGGATACCGCTTCTTTCTGGTATTGGCAGCGCACACTTGGAGGCTTTCGCGTGCTGGCATACGATGGCGATACGGGTTTGGATGCGGACGACTGGATACCACGAATCCGTGACAAGATTATTGAATTGGGAGCAGGTAAAAAGCTTGGTCGAGTATGGTTGCCTCATGATGCACGAGCCAAGACTTTTCAAAGCAAGCACACGACAATCGAACGATTTGCCCAAGCTTTCGGCACTGACAAATGCGCTATCGTGCCTCAATCCAAAAAACTAGACCAGATCAGCGCAGCACGCGCCGTACTTCCAAAATGCAAGTTTAACTCTGAATTGTGCGAGGCTGGAATGGATGGGTTGATAGCATGGGAGTACGCATACAATGAAGATTTAGGGGTTTTTAGCCGTGAACCATTGCATAATTGGGCAAGCCATCCAGCTGATGCTTTTGCCTACGGCGCTCAAATAATGCAGGAATTAACACCAAAAGAACCCGAAAAACCCGCAAAATTCAACATAAAAGCACAAAACGGTGTCATAATTACAGCACCTTTAGATGAATTATGGCAAGACGTTAAACGCCAACAGGAAAGATACTAATGTCTATATTTACAGTATCAGCAGAAGTAGTGCAATTAGGAACTGGCGCTATTCAGCCGACAGACACATTTCAGAACGGTGTGCTTTTATCTGGTGATTTGAACAGGGCTATTTCAACTGGTGGTGACGAGTACGCTAACGGTCTTCTAATGACTGACGCTGGCCAGATTCGATACGTTGATGCGACTGCTGGACTTCCTGTAGATGTGGTGTGGTCTAACGGGCTTCCTAGAGCCAATAATGGCGCTTTGTGTGTCTCGACAGGCGCACTGGCGACATATTCAAACGGTACGCCTATGGTTGCGAATGGCGCGGTAAGAGTGAGCATAGTCCCATGATATTTGTACAAGCGCACCCACAAGCCAGGCCGCCAGCCATTGATAAAATTGGCGCAGTGCAATATGTCATGTGGCACCCTGTTAAATGTGACGACAAAACAGCATATTTTCTATTTCCCAATGGCGCAGAGTTAAAAACAAGCGCAACACCTGAGAGACTGGTGGCCGTTGCGGAAAGCCCAGAAGAAGCCTGGTCAAGAATTATGACCGACAAGCCGCTTCTCGAAAAATACGGAATACCGACATGAACCCCGTTGATGCAAGCACAAAATGGCTGGCGGAGTTAAAACTTGCCAAGCGCGAAGATGAAAAGTTTATTGAGCGTGGCGACAGGATAATCAGGCGTTATCGTGACGACCGTAAAAACTTCACGACTTATGGTAAGAGGTTTAATATACTCTGGTCAAACGTTGAGACCCTGAAACCCGCACTATACGGGAAAACCCCTAGAGCCGAGGTATCGAGACGCTGGAAAGATTCTGACCCGGTTGGACGCACTGCTTCGGTGATTATAGAACGTTGTTTACAGTACGAGATTGACAAGGGCGACTTTGACGCCTCGATGAAGCTGGCGATAATTGACAGACTACTGCCCGGACGCGGCACGGTGTGGGTGCGGTTCGAGGAAAAAGAACTAGCCCAGCCTGTTGACGCTTTGCCCGGTGAAGAGGGCGGCGAGGCGCAAGTTATGCCCAACGCGCCGTATAAATACGAATGCACCCCAGTAGATTATGTCTTCTGGAAAGATGTGAGATATTCACCCGCTAGATGTTGGGATGAGGTGACATGGATTGCCCGTAGGGTGTACATGAGCCAAGAGGATGGCATTAAGCGATTTGGCGAGGATTTTAAGCAAGTTCCATTAACTCACGAACCTGTTGGCCTAGATGAAATGGAAAAAATGGGTGTTGAAGGCCTGGACGACATGAAAAAAGCCGTTGTCTGGGAAATATGGAGCAAGACGACAAAGCAGGTTTTCTGGGTGTCTGAGGGATACTCTAAGACGCTGGACATTAAAGACGACCCACTAGGGTTAGATAGTTTCTGGCCGTGCCCCAAGCCTTTGTTTGCTACTCAAACCACCGAGACTTTAGTACCCATACCCGATTACAGCCTTTATCAAGACCAAGCCGAAGAGATTGACATGCTAACCAACCGGATAGCAAAGTTAGTCGAAGCGGTTAAAGTCGTGGGTGTCTATGACGCAAGCCAGCAAAGCGTACAAAGGATGTTAAGCGAGGGCGTGGATAACCAGTTAATATCTGTTGACACTTGGGCAGCTTTTGCGGAAAAAGGCGGTTTAAAGGGTGTGGTTGACTTCATGCCGCTAGATTCTGTGCTTCAAGCCCTGCGGGAATGCTACGCAGCCAGAGAGCAAGCGAAGCAGGTAGTGTATGAGATTACCGGAATATCTGACATCATCCGCGGTTCAACGATAGCTTCGGAAACCGCAGCCGCGCAACAGATAAAAAGCCAGTACGCTTCATTAAGAATAAAACCAAGACAAACCGAAGTGGCGCAGTTTGCTTCGGAAGTGCTGAGAATCAAAGCCCAGATCATGTGCGATTTTTACGCACCCCAGACCCTTGTCGAGATGTCTGGAATCATGGGGACAATGGACGCTCAATACGCAGAGCAGGCCATTATGTTGTTGAAGTCTGAGCCCGCCAGAGGGTTTAGGATTGAGGTTGCCTCAGATTCACTGGTAGAAATGGACGAAGCCACCGAAAAACAAAGCCGGATTGAGTTTCTGGGCGCGGTCGGTCAGTTCATGGACAGAGCCTTGCCTGTTACCCAACAAGTGCCAGAACTAGCTCCTTTGATGGGTGAAATGCTGATGTTTGGCGTTCGAGCATTCAAGGGCGGCAGGATGATGGAATCTGCTTTTGATGAGGCGATGGCTAAACTGAACGCACCGAAACCGCCTGAACAGCCGCAACCTGACCCGGAGCAGATGAAAGCCGAGGCCATGATGCAGGTCGAACAGGGCAAGATGCAGCTAGAACAGGCAAAAATACAAACTCAGGGGCAGATTGAGCAGTTTAAGGCTCAGCAAGCTAAAGAATTAGAGCAGATGCGGCAAGAATACGAATCGGCTAGAGAACAAGTCAGACAAGAAGCCGAGACGCAACGCTTGCAAATGAAAGCCCAGATTGAAGCAGAAACCAAGCTACAAATAGCCGAAATGCAGCGCAGTCTTTCTGAAAAGCCAGCCGTATCAGTCGAAATTGCTGGTGAGGAAAAACTAAGTGAGGTAGGTGAGCAAGTAAAACAAATGGCTGACATACAACAAAGTGCAGTATTGCAAGCCGTCGAAATGCTTGCCGAAGCCGTCGAAAAGATGAACAAACCGAGACGCAAGTTGCTGCAACGCGGCGAAGATGGTAGGGCAATTGGCGTGATTGAAATAGAGGAAGACTGATGCCTAATGCAATTTATCCTAAGTTCAAAGAAGCACTGTGGTTACAGTCGGCCAACAGCAACGCTAACACTGGAACCGTTAAAGTTGCGTTAGTAGATACTGGTGTTTATACCTACAGCGCGGCTCATGAGTTTCTGACAAGTTTGACGGGTGTGGTCGGAACCGCGCAAACGGTAGGCTCCAAGACGTTCACTGATGGCGTATTTGACGGCACAGACGTGACTTATACCGCAGTGACCGGAAACAGCGCAGAGGCACTGGTTTTTTATATCGACACCGGAACGGCGGCAACATCGAGACTGGTTTCTTACATCGACAGTGGTTTTAGTGGGCTTCCCGTTACACCTAACGGCGGCGATATTACGCTTTCATTCAACGCTTCCGGTATTTTTGCACTATAAGGGTAAAGAATGGCTAATAACGTAATTTTGCCCGGTACTGGTGAGCCAATAGCCACAGATGACATAGGCACAGCACCGAATAACTCACACTACCAGCGGATAAAGATCACTGATGGCTTAGAAGATTCGACCGTACCCGCGAGAGTAAAAGCGACAAACGCCGACGCTACCGACGCTGGCATTGTTGTTCGTCCAACACCGCAAGACACATGGTCAGTGAGTTTTACGCGAGTAAGTGCCTCGGCACTCAATAGCCCGGAAATGACACAGCGCAGGCTTGGTACGGGCATGGGCGTTTCGCAGTCGGCAGGCAATTTAGTAGTGACGACAGGAACAACGGCAAACAGTGAATTTTTAGCACGCTCTACTGTCACATTTAACGGCGCACTCATTGAACGACACCAAACCATACTGAGCCAGCGTATTGCCAACAATAACTTCGCGGTATTACTGGCCGACCGTATTGCCGAGGGTGCGTCATGTACGATTAACAGCGCTACAAGCATCACGGTAACAGTGACGGCGCACAACTTCACTGCTGCAAATGTCGGCCAGTTTATGAATATTGGCGCTATTAACGGCGCAAACGGTGTGCCGGGACGCTACGCTATTGCTTCCATTCCGTCGGTCGATACCATTACTTTCACGGTGGCTGGTTGGCCTGCCTCTGGTTCATGCACGGTTGACCTATTTGGCTGGAACTATGTACGGTGGTTGTATTCAGGCACGACTGCCACTGCCGCTGCGATTGATGCTCAGAGATATGGCTGGAACTCCGGCGACACGACAGCGACAATAAACACGACTGCTTCGCCGGGTCATATGGCGCAGACGGCAATTGACGGCCGAAATATCTATTTTTCTGATACTTTGGTGGCTTCAAGCACAACACCATCAGTAGTGGTGCGCGGTCATAGATACGTGAGTATTCCCGATGACGAAATCGAGTTATTTGTGTATTTGTGGGCGTTTAACGGTTCAACAGCACCCGCCAGTACAACTACATGGACGGTGGGCTTTGTGGCGGTTGAAGATGTTGTAAATACTCCCGTTTATTTCGCAGGTGCCAGGCCGCAAGGTTTTGCAGCGCCCCTTCCCGTGGTATTTCCTGCGGCGCAAGCGGTTACAGTATCAAGCGGGACGATTACATTATCTGCTAATACCCCTACACTGGCGGCGGGCACAAACTTAGCTGCTGACTTTGGCGTTCAATACCGCGCCAGTGCGACAGGCGCAGGTACTTTAACTAATGTGAACTGTCCAGCCACACCCGCAGCACAGCAGTTAAAAGGAACGGCTGGACGTTTAATAGGTATTGTTATAACAAACACATCAGCATCAGATAGATGGTTGAAGCTTTTTAATGCTACTTCCGCATCCGTCACACCTGGTACTACTTCGGCATTGTCTGAGGTCGGTATTAAAGCGGGACAAGCTATTAGATTTACGTTTGAGGGTGGCGCAGCATTCTCCACTGCAATAACGATAATGATTACAGGCGGTCAAGGTCTGACAAATAACACGGCGGTGACGTTAGGTGACGTTACCGGATTTGCAATTTTTGCATGAGGAATATATGACACTCGAATTTTTAATTGATATGTGTGAAAAGCGGTTAAATCATTTGACCGTGCAGCGTGCATCCGCTTCGGAAATTGGCGACATTAGCCAGATCGAACGTATTGACGCAGAAATTACAACCACACAAACAACATTAAATCAACTCAATAGCCTGATTTAATGCTGCTGCTGTTTTTCCAGCCGACTACTGGCAATCAAACCTTAACGCAAACCGCAAGGTTTAACAATGCCCAGACTTTTTATAGTGGCACTGTTACGCAGGCTGGAGGAACGCAGACACTAACGCAAACGGCGCGGTTTAATAATGCCAATGCGTTTTATGGCGGGACAGTAACCCAAAGCGGCGGAACGCAGACAGTAACGCAAACCGTCCGCTTTAACAATACGCAAGTATTCTACGGCGGCACGGTCTCTGGTGGAGAACAGACTACCGGAGGCCATTATTACGAGTTTTGGCGTAAAAAATGGGCAAAACAGTGGGAAACCAAAACCCCGGACATTGAAGAAGTCATAGAGTTCATTGAAGAAGAACCAGAGCAAGCTATAGAAGTGGCGGCAACAGTTTCGCCAAAATATGCCTCAATTCAGCCGGAAACGCTCAAAATCAATGAAAAATTAGCAGAAAACATTGCAAAACAAATAATTGTTGCAATAAAACTACAACAGCTTAGAATCGCGCAAGAGGAAGAAGATATAGAAACCCTACTATTGATAGCCTGAGACTATGCCCAGACAAAGATACATACAGCACAACGGCGAACTGATACCCGCCGAAGAGTTCTACTCCAGAGAATATTCCGCGCCGATGATAATGCCGGACATTCAGCCTTACCAAAGTCAGGCAACTGGCGAAATGATTACCAGCCGAAGCCAGCACCGTGAACATCTAAAACGTCACGGATTAATCGAAATCGGAAACGAAATCGACCACCACATGAAAAAACAGCAACGGCCAGACGACCGGGAAGCCCGGCGTAGGACTATTGCCGAAGTATTGAATTCAAAAGGTTATTAAAAGGAAACCACTATGCCATCCATCGCCGAAGCCCTAGAAAGCGCACTCGAACAACACGAAACGACAGAGGCCGAAGTCGCGCCAGAGGTTGCCCCCGAAGTAACCACGGAAGTAACTAAAGAACCGAGAGCTAGGTCAGAGGATGGCAAGTTTGCCAAGAAAGAACCCGAAGCCACACAAGAAGTTGCCCCAGAACCCGCCCCGCGCAAAGCCCCGTCAAGTTGGAAACCCGCAGCACAGGAGGCTTTCCTAAAGGCTGACCGTGGGGAACCTTTGACGACTGAGGAAATCAAAATACTCACCCAAGAAGCTGAACGACGCGAATCTGACTTTCACAAGGGCGTTTCAGAGTTCAAAGGCCATTCTGAACGAGCGAAAGCTTATGACGCAGCAATAGCGCCTTACCAGCAACATTTACAGAGTTTAGGCGTAGATGCGCCGACCGCTATCAACGCTTTGATGCGTGCAGATATGACGCTGAGAACGTCAGACCCGGTGACAAAAGCGCAGTATTTTTCGCAACTGGCAAAAGAATACAACATCGACTTAAACCAGCTTCAAGAACCGCCCCAAGTTGACCCGCAAACTCAATATTTAATGAACGAGCTACAAGTGTTGCGTAATCAGCAACAAATGTGGCAAAATCAGGCTAGGCAACAGGAACTAGCAATAGCGCACGAGCAGTTATCGTCATTTGCTACACCTGACCGCCCGCACTTTGACGCAGTGCGTAATGAAA